GTCTCAAACGTGGTGGTACCCATTCTGGCAATCGTAATGCCCTGGGCGATGATCGCTGTGCTTGACATGCGTAATCTCCAAAAAAATGGCCCGGATGGGCCGCAATCAGATGTTTGCTAGAAGGGACTAGCGGTGATAGGTGTAGTCAACCGTGATCCGGTAAACGTTGATTTCGTCATCAAAATCACTGTTGACCATGCGAACATCAGACACGGTATCAATCGCCGCCATGACCGAACCCAGGACGTCGTCCTGAAGTTGATTGGCGGCTTCAAGCGTCTTGGCGTATACATCAACTTGCATGCGTAGCCGCATCACACCATGCAGGCCGTTAATGCCGATGACCTGCTCTGTGGCTACGGGTGTGTAGACGATGTAGGGAAACGCAGTCTCGGCAGGTGCAATCAAGGCAAAGACGCGCGTCTGCGCCAGATGCTTGATGGCTTGATAAAAGTCTTGCATCAGATCTTGGCCAGCTTCTTGGCTTCGGCTTCAATCCGAGATGCCAGTCGGGTCGTGATCGCATCAACCGCTTCTTGCCGCTTGACCTCGAGTGCTGGGCGCAAGAACGGACGAGCCGCCATTTTGACCGTCCCAAATTCAATGAAGCGCCAATACCAGGCATCTTGGGAGAGATTTTTCTTCTTCCCCTGAAACCGGTATTTTTTTCCATGTCGAACCGTCACAAAGAAGGTCTGACGCGTAAGGCTCGATAGCTCTGGGATGTGTTTCATGATGACTGACCTTCTCAAGGTCCCCGGTGGAGGTTGATTCGGCATGGCTTCAGCCGCTTTGGGGGCACGGGATTTGGCTTCATCACGCACGACCTTCGCCCCGGCATAAACAGCATTGCGAAGTCCATTTTTGGCAACGCGTGCGGGGAGTCGATGTAAGAGCTTCACCAATTCAGCGGCCCCCTTGACCTGCATGCGCTCAAACTTAGCCATCATCGATGCCTTCTGACGCAAAAAGGATCATGAGCACGTTTTCTTCATCCTCGTTGATGCCCCCATGGATTTTGAAGATCCGCCCACCGTGCGAGGCCCGGTAATTTGGAAGGTCGCGCAAGTCAGAAAACAGCGCCTGGTAGCGCACAGTGATCTGATGCGTGATCTCTGCTGACAGACGTTGCGCAATGACCAAATGCCGAGCTGCGATGGGGGTAATGCTTCCCCAGACGGTTTTGACGGGTACCCAAGTTCGCGTTGGCGCACCCAACCCATCGACTGTCGTTGTGGCCCGCTCAAAGGCAAGCCGATGGATGAGCATGCCTGCCGGGAATGCCGTCATACAAGCGCCACCCGGTAAGGATCCAGCAAGCCATCCACAAAGGGCAACGGGTCAATCCGCCCGCGCATTAAAATCGACATCTCCTCGCGATGCGCATAGAGACTGCCCACCCTCAGCTTGATCCAACTTTTAATGCCTTCGGGCACTGCTGCTGCAGCGCCATATCCCGCATCAAAGGTGATCGTCACCGCACCAATCTGCGGCAGAGTGGGTGGCCAGGTCTTGCCAAACACCGGGGTGATACGCGCCGGCTCACAGGTGGTATCCACCACGTAGTCGATCAAAGGCATCGTCTGACTCATGCCGTTCATATCGAGATACTGAATATTCACGACCGATTGCACCGGGCATTTCGCTAGAAGGATGGCATGGCATGGAAATGCATCCAGTACCAGCTTCCAGCGCGCAGTGATCATCTGGCGCCCCGTTAACGTCTCTGCTGCCTGACGGGCAGCAGAAATGAGGGAGCCAATGAGCGCATCATCATCGTCAACATCCACCCGGAGGTGAAGCTTGGCCTCGGCCAGAGACACCGGTTCCCCTGCGGGTGGCATGACGAGTTGCAGGGGCACGGATTAGACGACTTGTGCGACGGCCGCTTGGTTGGCGCCTTCAGCCGGTGCAAAACGGGGATCGATCCCCAGCAATTGCGCGGCGGTCTGGGCAGCGGCACTGGCAACGGTTACCGCGACGCGAACATAAGCAAAGCCGCCATTGACATCCAGCTCTTCTGGGCGAAGGTTGATCATCGCCTGACGATTCGCACCATTGGATGCTTGGGCCAGCTGGGCAATTGCTTTGCCGGCGATGTCTTTGGCGCCCGTGCCCGTGGCATCCGTTGCTTGTTGAAGCTTCGCATCCACGGTACTGCCATTGGCCATGGCACCGGTCTCGATCATGGCCAATAGCGTATGGTGCGCATTCAAAGCCACCCAAGTACTGGCTGCGACACCAGCCGCCTGGTTACTTGGATCAATACTGGCAAGGACTGCCAGTCGTTCACTACCTTTTGCGTTGGGAAACATACAAATCTCCTTGAAATGGTGGGCTAGTTAGCGAGCGCCAAGTTGAACAAAGGGCGACATCGACGCGCTGCCTTTGGCAGGAGAGATGGGCGCTGCAATCTTGGATTGGCCATCCATGCGGAAGGTGGTCCTAAAGGCTGTCAAATCTGCATCGAAGTACAGATGCATGGAGGTCGCCGTTTGCATCCCCCCCGCCTTGGTGATGGTCTGGTAGTAGGAAAGGTCAGCCAGCAGCACATCGCCTTGTCCGGAGAAGGTGTTGGCATGTTGAGAAACAAAGACCGGTCGACCCAGGAGGCTGCCGTAGGGCGAGATCTGAATGCCACCGACTGAAAGACCTGTGGGCAAATAGATCGGATAGTTACCCAACGTGAGTGTGAAGAGTGCCGGCAGCACATCGTTATTCACAATCCAGACCGCCTTGCCGAAACTGCCCGGTGGCAGACGCGAGATCATCTTGGCGAGGTTCTGTGGCAAAAGCGTTTGCGTTGCCTGGTTCTGCTCTTTGGCGACCGTCACCGTAGTGGTGTTGTTCATGCAGCCAACTGGCACCCCTGTCCCTGAGCCAAAGAGAATCGACTCATTCGTCTTCCAGCGAATGGAGGTTGCGATTTTTTCTGGCAGATAGGTGGAGAGTGCGTTGGTGTCGTCCAGCAGCTCGTCAGTGACGGGGACCAAAGCCATGAGTTTTTTAAGGCGTAGGGTCGACAATCCCAAGACCGGCTTGCTATTGACTGCTGGTGTCGCTTCACCTTGCCAGTACGCCCGGATGCCATTGCTGCCCCAGGGGGTGGTTTCGTCCTTCGGGAATGCCATGGTGTTGCCAGTGATCTCGACGTTGTCGGTCATGGGAAGCAGCGAGTCTTCACCCAGTGACAATTGGAAGATTTCACGAGCAAACTGCGGTGGTACCAAAAATCCGCCATCTTGAGCAGAACCTTCATTGCCGAAGTTGGTCGGAACTGCTGCGCCCCGGCCGGAGCCAATCAACAGGCGATCATCAATCGTGCTGCCAGGCTTCTGCGCCTGGCAGACCGTTTTTAGGAATTCGCCGACACTATGAAAGCCGTGGGTCGGATTGGCTTCACGATTGTCGACCACCGAAATGATGGATGAAGGAGCAATCGGAGCTGACAGCGCCACATGGGCCATTTGTGCTTCTTCGGCGATCAATGCAGCTTCACGGTCGATGGCATTCGTTGCTGATTCGATTTTTGACTTCAGGGAGTCAAAAGCGGATAGCTCTTCCACTGTCATGTCTCGGTCTTCAGCCGCGGCAATATCTGTCAAGGTACGTGCGTCCTTGACCAGGTTCGCTTTACGAGCTTGGAGCTCGCGCAATTTATTACTCATTGGGGTATCTCCAGAAATGAAAAAGCCACCCGAGATAGGGTGGCTATTTGGGTGCGACCCATGGGCCGCAAGAAGTGTTGCGCTCAACGGAGCGCATCGAATTCTTTGCTTGCTTACATAAATGAAAGCGCGTCGCGGGCCTGCTGAAGACGAGGTGCCCGAACAGCTCTATTAGTTACCGGGGTACGTGCCTGTCTTTGCATACTCATCAAAACCTGATCAATGCTCGCAATACCATCCACCATGCATTGCCGCTTTGCGGCTTGCGCTCCCAGGACCCTACCTTGACCCATACCTGTAAGAACATTAGCCAAGGCGACATTCCTTCCTTTAGCTACTGACTCGGCAAATGCCTGATAGTAGTCATCTACGCGCGATTGCATAAATGCTTGTGCCTCGGGATCCAATGGGGCGTAAGGATTACCTTCGACCTTGTAGTCGCCTGCAGATATGAGTGTCGTTTTTATGCCAGCTTCGTCAAACGCTTTACTAAAATCTTGATGCGCTTGCCAGACACCGATGCTGCCCACTTCGCCACCTGGTGTCACGTAGAACTCGTTTGCCGAGCATCCAATCCAGTAGGCGGCTGAAGCAGCAAGGCTGTTGGCAATGGCAACAATCGGCTTTTGTGCGCGCGCCTGAAAAATCTCGTCCGCTAATTCGGCAACCCCATAGACACTGCCGCCAGGACTGTCGATGTCAATCAAGATTTGGCTAACAGAATCATCTGCCAAAAGCTGGCGAAGCGCTGCTGAGAATTGTTCTGTGCTTGTTGCGCCAGGGCCGGAGATGTTGTCGACCATATTGCCGCGTTGGGTGACAACGCCATACAAGGGAAGTACAGCAATCCCGCCACCGGATTGCTCGGCCGCATATTGCTTGCGCGTTGTACGTAGTACTCGATCTGTATTGATTTGAAACTGGATATGGTCGTCGGGAGATTGGCCAGACGACCAGCGAGCCAATACGCCTGCAATTGTTTGCAACCGATCGGGCATCATCGCCCAAGGGGTGCTGAGAAATTCACTAAGCAACGAGGAGGTATTCATTCTTTAGTTCCTAACGCGATTAATTGATCACTTAAGGTTTTTTCATCAGGAAATGGATCGCAAGTGTCAGCCCAGCACTTGACTGTTTCATGACGCAGTCCAAAAACCTCAGCAACGACATTGATATCGTTCGCGCTGACTTTTCCTTTTTTATAAATTCGTCTTGCCAGCCGATTCGCGTTGGATGCAACCAGGGTATTTAAGCGAAGGCGTAATGGCGATTTTTTAGGGTCAGCTAAGGCATCGGATTCAGGGGATGGTTCTGATTCGGTATCTGTTGCCGGATCAGAAGCATCACTTTCAACCTCAGAGTCTTCGGCGTCCGATTCTTCAACCATATTCAACGGTCGAAGCGGCTGCTCTAGACCTGGTATCGGATTTAAATTTTCTGCAACGCGTGCTTCATTGCGGGTCAGCCAGCCGTTTTGGATTCCGCTTTGGTAATAAGCAGATCGGCTGGCCGCATCCCCGCGCATGAGATTGGCAAAATCAAACTCCACTTCCAATTCATCACTGCCGTAGATCAAGTCACACTCGATGGAGGACTCCCAGCGTTCAGCCCACGGGGTCATCGTGTGCATGACAAATTCAAGAGACTGCTGCTCGATGTTGGAGAAGGTTGCGCGATCCAAATCGGCAATCATGTGCGGCGGTACGCGAAAGAGCCGCGCGATATCGGTGATCTGAAATTTTCTGAGCTCCAAGAACTGCGCGTCCTTGTTGGTCACGCCCACTTCGTGGAATTTCATACCGTTCTCAAGTACCAGTACCTTGCCCCGATTGGATCCCGACTGCGCCTGCTGGTAGGACTCTCTAAATACCCGCTTGGCCTCAGCGTCCTTGAAATTGCCTGGGAATTCGATCCAGCCACCGGTGGGCTTGGCGTCATTGGCAAAGAAACGTGCGCCGTAGTCTTGGGCGGCCAGCGCCATGCCCAGACTCTCCCGGGCAAGTTCAATGGGACTCAATCCAATCAATCCATCAGAGGAGAGTCCACGCAAATGCCAGACATCGCCTCTCGGCAGAAGTAGGTCAGTACCATTGCTTTGAGTGATGCGATAGCGGTAGTCGCCATTGCCCAGTATTTCCAACCTGACTCGGTCAGGGTGGATCGGTAGAAGTTCGGTAATCTCTCCTTGGCTATTGGCCAGGATCTGGCAGTAGGCGTTGCCGCGCAAAGTCAAATGCCCTTGCAGCATCTCTCGCCACTCAAACGGGTTCTGGTAGCGATTGGGCTTTCGAGCTAGAAGGTGGTACAGCCAGTGATCTTTGATGCGATCTTTACCGCCATCGGGTCTGGCGCGATAGACCACTATGGGCAGAGAAGCCATGGTCTCCGAAAGAATCCGCACACAGGCATAGACTGCGGCCAAACGCAGTGCGGAATCGGCAGAGACCCGCATACCAGATACGCTGCGAGCACCAGCCGACTCAAAATAAAAGTCGCCCCAGGGTGATCGGTCAGCTCGGTAGGATTTGAACCGATCAAAGAAGCTAAGTAATCCCATGGGATTAAAGCAGCATCAGCTCGTAGTCCGCGCCCAGTGTGACGGTATCGCCGGGCTTGATCGCTCGGGAGATCGCCATGATGAGTGCGACGATCCCATCAATTTTGTTCTCTGGCCGCTCTTTTCTGGGGTAGATGTTGTCCTTGACATCCAAATGAGCGACCACATTACTGGCCATCCAAGACAAGACCGGGTCACCATCATGCGTTAGTTTTTTCTGGAGCACTAAGGCTTCGAGGGTTTTCATGGGCTCACTGAAGTTAAGAACGGTCGGGCGGACTTCAATCATGGGTAGCCCTTCAGCGAGCATGCGAGTCGACAGTTGTGTCGCCTGAAACGGGTCAAAAGCCACTGCCTGAATCGCATACCGTGAAGCCATATCCAACAAATCAGCTTCAATCCAACCAAAATCAATAACGTTACCTGGTGTCACCGTCAGACGACCGGTGCGCATCCAGCCTTCGTACTGGCTGTTGCCAGCAGCAGTGACCGTGTCTTCAGGTAGGTAATACTTGCCAAAGACGACGTAGGCATCTGCCATCTCGGGGTGGGGAAATACCATCACCAATGCAGCGATGTCAGTTTTGCTGGCCAAGTCCAGCCCAATCCAGCACGGCTGGCCGACAAATGCATCAAGGTCGACACTGCTATCTGCGCAGGCATCCCACGCTCGCATATCCATCCAGGCGGTGTCAGCGTTGACCCACTCATTCAAGTGCTTGGTCTTGAAATTGTTGACCGCACTGGGCAATTGCATGGCCTTGGCTTGGAGTGGCGCCAGCACTTCTGGTCTTACCGAAATACCCCAGTTGGGATTGGCCTTGATCAGCGCGCTCTCGGATGTCCAGTCGTCACCATCATCCAGGCCATAGATGATCCCGAACTGACTATCATCCTCGAACACGCCATCCAGAAGCTTGGTCACAAAGGATCGAACCTCGTAACAGATACCCGCGCGATTGCTACCTGCTGTGGTGATTACCCAAAGTAGCGAGTTGTCTCGCTTGCCGGTGCCGGTTTCCACCACGTCGTAGACCGTGCGCGTCTTGTGTGCGTGAAGTTCGTCCACGCAGCCGAAATGAATGTTCAAACCGTCCAGGGTCGAGCCCTCGGCTGAGAGGGCTTCGAACTTGGAGCCAGAAGCTAGCACGTGCATATTGTGCGCACCGACCTCCACGGAGAAGCGATTGCGAAACCCAGGGCTTCGGCGCGCCATGGTCTGGGCGTCGCCAAACACAATCCTTGCTTGGTCGCGTGTGGTTGCTAGTGAGTAGACTTCAGCGCCGCCTTCACGGTCGGCCGCGAGCATATAAAGCGCCACCGCAGATGACAGTGTGGACTTGGCATTGCCGCGTGGGACCTCGATGTACGAGCGTCGAAAGCGTCGTTTGCCATCATCTTTGACCCACCCGAAAACCGTGGTCAGAATGAAGAC